CAGGCGTTATGCATATACTATATAGCAGGTCGAGCTGTTATGTGCATAGCTTACATTTACATTGGTTATACTGTTCTATACAGGAGAAATTAATGATTCACGCCAGTTCATTTCAGTCTATCCCCGTAGAGTCCGATATGTTTCGGGCTTATCATGAGGCATCACTTTTACTATCACGTTCTCGTGATGTCTTCGACGTCGTATACTACGACGAAGATAAGGCAAGACCTCTAATGGATAGTCTTCCAGAAAAGCGTCTTATAGCGAAGTTAGGAGCTATGAATCGTACCGAAGTAGGTAGGGTTAACGGTAACGATATGCTATCGCCGCTTTTCAAAGGTGTCGATTCAGACGTCCTGTCCTCCCGATTCAAACATCAGCTATCTTCTGCACCAGGAAAAATAGCTGACTTTGAAACGCGATTCCAGGCCGACTGGGGGCCACCTCTCTCATCATCGTACTCTGAGTATGAGGACGATCGACTGATACCGCATTTCGACCCATACTCAGCGTCCTCTGATGTAGCTGAGCTCTATGACTACATAGACATCTTAACTCGTGATTTTCCGAGATATAACCAGCGTCTCACCATTAATGAGGCTTTTAGTCAACGTAAGCCGACCTCTAACCTTGGACCATATCATATGTGCTCTTGGTCAAGGCTTAGTAATGAGGATCGCAAGAAGACTATTGATTTTGCTGTTTATACTGATGGTGTCTTTCAGTCAACTTTATCACATCCCGTTCTTATCGTCCCTGGGACGCGTATCTCTCACGCTCCCCATGACGCTGAACCCCAGGACAGGAACCGCGTCATTATGATGGTTGACATATATTCACATGTTATGCTTCACTCTCGTCTTAAACCTGTGATGGACATGTTTAAATCTGTTCAACCTTTTAGTGCTATACATCGTCGAGAGAACGTTAGGGACTATCTTCTATCAACCCTTGGTAGAAAAGTCCTATTCGGATCTTTTGATTCATCTCGGCAGGATGCTGCCGTTAAAGTTGGTGTTCCCTTAGATTTATATCTCTACGCACTTTCACGGATCTTACCTCGTCATATCTATGACGAAGTCGAGGCTCTTGAAAGAGGGCACCACCACCCGTTGTATTTTAGCCCTACGGCTATCTACACTGGGAATATCGGTAACCCTAGTGGTGCTTTTTCCACAACCCTCAAGAATACGATCCTCGTATGTATGTTAGGATGTGCTGTAGCAAATAGACTAAGGAAACAGCCCGTTTATACAAGTTTACCAGCTACCATCTTCGGGAATGGTGACGACCTAACGCTTGGTATTCCGGCTGAAGACGTTAACCCTCTTGTTGATCCTGTTGAGGTTGTCGAATCGACTTACAAGAAATGGGGTTTCACAGCTAAACCGTCTAAGCAGATGATATCGTATGATTCCATTCTGTTCTGTAAAACGGTATTCTCTAAAGACCCAGATATTGGCGTGATGACAATGGCTGCATCCAACGGCGTCAAGAAATTAATCTGGAGAAGGCCCAAGGCTAGCATAGATCTAGCGAAGAGTGCCGACTTCTCACTTGACGACACCAGTACAGCAGTACTATATGTAAACATCGCTAAGTCTCTCGTCGAACAGAGAAAGTTCCTGAAGACTCAGACTCCTCCATCTGAATTCTCAATGTGGCCATACTACATCACTGAGTATCTAGCCTTCTACCTACTTGAGGGTACATGGATAGGTCCTTTAGGCCCGTTAGTTCTTCAGGACGTTGATCTTTGTAGGGAATATCTAGTTCAGAGACCTGATCTTGGACTAGAACCTACGTACGGCATGGGATTTCTTCAATCTCTTACCGAATTTAGGTATCACCCTCAACTTAGGTATATACTTGAGACTATATTATCACATATCCAAATAGGTCATGACGAGCTATTTTCTGATATTGTGATTGAGGGTCTACGACGCGGTATTCCAGATCTAGACCTTCATACCCGATTTCCACTCATGTCTCATCGTATGTACCTTATAGTCTGTGCACTCATGGGTTGGGTTCCTGATCGCTCTATCGAGCTCCTTGTTTTCATGACAGCAAAAGCCGTTCGATTCAAGTCTATGAAGGGAAGAGCGCCGCAGGAATCAATGCAACGCCTACTTGTAAAGTTATACGGAGACAATTTTCAATTTGGAAGGAGAGATGATGAAATTAATCAACATCGCGAAAAAGGCATTGTCCAAGAGTAGCGAAACCTGGTCCTCGGACACTAGGACCTACATCCATACGACAAGCGACGGTGATTCCCCTAACTCCTTGCAGGAATTTGTCGTTACTTATAATGAAGGAGGTATCAAGAGCTCAAAGAAGAGACAGAATAAGGGATAACACCGCGTACCGTATATACGTCCATTGCTCGTTATAGTATCAGCATACGAGTGGTGTACGTAAT